AGCCTGCTGCGCAGCATTCGCGGTGGCGGCGATGAATACTGCCCCGCCAACTGCCCCTGCCCCTAGATTGGTCCGGGCGTTAGCGGCTGTGGATGCCCCAGTTCCGCCATCAGCAACGGCAAGGTCTGTGATGCCCGTAATCGAGCCGCCAGTGATAGACACGCTGCTGTCTGCCTGCGTTGCAATCGTCCCTAGACCCAACGTTGATCGTGCCGCAGCTGCGTTTGCAGATAGGCCAAGCGATTGCCCAAATGCGCTTAGAGTAACAAACGCTTGGTTTTCAGGATACCATGAGTTTGTCACCGCATCATAGCGCATCGTGAACGCAGTGTTGGCCCCAGCCGTCGTTGGCGCGCCAATCACAGCAGCGCCAGATACGGAAACTGTCAGTGCCGTGATTGATTGAGTTGTGACAATGCAAACCATTGACAGGTCTGGCACGGCGCTTGGAAGCGCGATGGTTCCAGTTGCGAATGCGTTAGTTGGGGTCAAAACTAGCCATGTGTTCGCAGCCGTAATTGCAACCGTAAATGCCGTTGCGCTGGGCGAAGCGTATTGGCTGCGCATAATGTCAATTGGAAGATCGATGGTTCCGACAACGTAGTCGGACACCAGAGACATGGAAGCCTTCCGCGTGTCGCCGTTGTTTTGCGCCCAGACGGCTAGAAGGTCGCCAGCCTGTAGTGTTGAAGTTGACGAAAGTTGATTGATGTTAGCCATGATTTACTCCAGATCCAAAATGCTATCAGGCCCAACCGTCAAAGGATCGGTGGGCTGACGCAGATACGGGTTGTTGTAGTAGCGCCAGCCCTTGTTGCCAGCACCAGACGGAACGGTTTGATTGCCAATCTGCATCTCAATCGGAAGCGCCGATTTACCAAGCAGTTGGCTGTAGGCGAATTTCGCGGCCAGTTTTGTGTCTGGGCTGACAGTCTTGCCATAGCCACTGGAAATGCGGATGGCCAAATTCAAATACATGGCTTCCAGCGCCATGTCGGTCACACCTGTCACTTCGTCCAGATCACTGCCGCCGGGCGATGACGGCAGCGGATAGCCAACGCGAATGCCTTTGCCGTTCCATGTGGCCATCATCATGTCCAACTGGCGAAGCGCATTATCAAGCTGCTGCGGTTGCAGGTCGAACACATAATCGGCCATGCCAATTTCGGCAAACGCTTGGTTGATGATGTCGCGCTTCGTGTAGGCCATGATTTATTCCTCAACCTTTGGCTTGCGGACACGCTTAGGCTTCTCGCTGGCCTCAGTTGTAGTCAATGCCCAGCCATCGGCGATAGACGCATCAACGTCAGCCTCATCCACAACGATATAGTCAAAATCGCCACCATGAAACTTATGCGGTCCCGGCGATTTGTAGAGCATAACAGTCATGCCATTTTCCTTTTGGGCGCTTTGGACGGCTTGCCCGCTTTCTTTGCGGCCTTTTCAGCAGTGCTGAGAGCAATAGCAATCGCCTGCTTGGTGGGCTTTCCGGCCTTCATCTCCATCTTGATGTTGGAGCCGATAGTCTTGCTACTGTAACCTTTTTTGATCGGCATGTCATTCCCCTGTTGAAAGTAGGGAAGGAGCCGAAGCCCCTTCCCTGTTGTTGTTAGGTCTGCGAGAACAACTGAATGCCAGCCATTTCGGGCTGCAACATCACCACACCAAACAAAGTATCCCAACGATACTTGGTCTTCTGAGTGTTGATGTCGAACTGTTTCTGCATCACCAGTTCCACGCCCTGATCGGTCGTGGCACGCATGATGTCAGCACCAGCATCAGTTGGGATCGCCAACGATGCGGGCAGCAACTCGATGGCATCGCGGTGCCAGAAGCAGTTCACTGCTGCGGTCACAGTGTTCAGGAAGGTGATAGCCGCGCCGTTTGCAGGCGTTGCAGTCACGTTCTTATACTGCGCTTCGGCATCGGTCGAACCGCCATTGGAGATGATCGGCGGGCTGATCGTGACCACGCCCGAACCGCCCGAACCAGAGACGATTGCGGTGATGCGGAAGGTCTTCAGAACGCCAGTGCTTTGCTTGGTGATATGGTGAACAGCAAAGACGTTGGCAAGCGTGAACGCATCGCCAACCTTAACCGTGCCGCCGCCAACAGCGATGGTCAGGTTCTGGTAGCGGTTGTCCACGTTTGCAACTTCACCCGTCGAGGCCGTCGAAGTGGCCTTGGGGGTGTAGTATTGGTTGGCGCCGTTGACCGTCACAGTCGTGCCAGCAGCCGCCGTCAGGCGGTTTGCATAGTCCATCTTGTAGGTCTGGAAGCCAGCCACTTCGCCAACGTAAGCGCGACGATACGCCTCGGTCGGGATTTGGATCATGGTCTGACGTGCAGCCAAGTCAGCAGCCATGCCGTTGTAGTCACGGGTGGACAGTGCATAGTTGCGGTCGCTCATCATCACGCCCTGCTCGTTCATCAGAGCATCAACCTCTGCAACATCAGTGAAACCCGATGCAGCGGTGGTGCGCTTGGAAACGATAGTGCCTTGGTTGGATGCCACAGTCAGAACGGCCACGTTGATGTCAGAAGCCAGCTTCTGAGCAGCAGCCTGACCCAGACGGTTTTCTTGCAACTGGTCGCGCAGTTCTTTTGCGGTCAGCAGCGCCGTCGAGTGCTTCTGGTAGCCAATGGTGGAAGGCACAGCAAGCTGGGTCGAGTCTTTGAAGTTGGACGTAGCGTCCGAACCGTCAAACGACTGGGCAATGTAGGGTTCGGGGCGCCAGATGGTGTCCGACGAACGCTCCATCTGTTGGCCGTTGGTGTTGTATTTGTTGACGAGCGAAGACAAAACGAGAGCATCATTAAAGGCGTCTAGGATGTCTTCGAACGCAACGCGCTCTTCTTTAGAAAACGAGTTTGCCATTTGGCATGTCCTTCTATGGGTTTATGCCGATTGCTTCTGCTTCTTGTATTGGGTCACTTTAGAATAGTTCCCAGTGCGTTCAGCTTCTGCTCTCAGCCGTTCTAGGGTGCCGTCTACCGTTCCAGAAGGACGGCCTGTGCCGCTGATCTTCTTTTCCGGCGTGGATGACGCCTTGCGATTCGTGACTTTCAAATTGGTCTCCAACTTGGCCACCGCAAAGGCGAACTTTACGGGATCGGTGATTGAGGCAAGTTCCTTCGCTTTCTTTGGGTTCTTGCCCAGAGCATAAACGAGCAACGCGGGGTTCTCCGCACCTTGCACGATCATCCCCTGCTGCATGACGCTTAGGGTGTCCTGAACAACTTCTTCTGCGAAGTCATAGTCCTTGACCTTCAAATCTGCCTTCGCAGAATGATACCCTTCCAGCTTCTTCTCCCATCCCTTTTGAACAGCTTCCTGTTCAGCCCGGACGGATAGTTGCCTATCGTCATGCTGGCGCTTCTTTTCATACCACGCCGCAAGTGCCGTTTCATATCGTTCGGTGTCGTAGTCGACCGAATCTAACGTGGGCTTCTGGCCTAGTGGCTGTTGCGCGGGTTGTGTCCGCTGCTCCAGCTGCTGCACCTTCTGCTCAAGTTCCTTCGCTCGACGCTTTTCCTCACGATACTGCTTGCGAAGATCACGCACCCATCCGGGAGCGCTAACTTCCTTTTCGTCTTCGGGGTCAGGCGATTCCCCATTTATGCTGACAACAACATCGTCTTCTTCAGTCTCGGCCTCAGTGTCGATTTCTTCCTCTTCAGGTTCTTCGACTTCCGGCTCCTCAACTTCATCTAGATCGTCGTCAAATTCTGCCTTATCTTCGTCCATTCGATCCTCATACAATTCTCACCCATTAGAATGTGCGGCTGGGCGGTTGCCGCATTCCGGGCGATACCACTTCTTGAAGTGCCTTCGCCGTGTTCAATACGCTGTCGCGCTCTTTCTGCTGGATGCCAGCAAGCACTTCAACGGTCTTGGCTTTGGTCTCTTCAGCCCGCGCCAAGGTGTATGCTGTGTTGGCCTGCGCCTGACCTGCTTTGGCCTGCGCTTCCATTGCTGCTGCTTGCAGATACTGCGCTTGCGGATCTGGCTGCTGCTGCGACTGCGCCTGTTGCAGTTCCTCTAGCAATGCCTGTTGTTCTTCTGCGGTTGGCTTAACGACACCCATCTTGATCAGGCGGTTGCGGAAGAAGTCGCGCACGTCAGAGATGCCTTCGCCTTCCATGTTCAGCATTGCCATCGAGCCAAGCACTTGCTGCGTCTCTGGATCTGTTGCAAGTTGCATCATGCCCATAAGCGACCGAACAGTGGCAGCGCGTCTGGATTCCGACGATGGCCCGACCTCGACTGCTACGTCAAACTTGGCTTTGCTTAGGTCGTTCTCATACTCCACCGCGCCAGTGTCTGGATTCAAGACAGGCTTGGCCAGTTCGACTGTGGACATCTGGCCCTGAGAACCAACACCCTTTAGCTTGCGGCCCGATTCGACCATCACATCGCGGGCCATAGAAAGCCAGATTTCCCCGGCGCGTTTGATGCTCTTGGCCATGTTCGACATGTAGATATAGGTCTGCATGTCGATCTTGCTCTGGATCAACTCCACAGCCTTGCCAGAGATGTTGGATACCATCTGCTCGCCAGCCTGCTGGTTGCCCAACAGATCGCTGATGTCTTGCTCGGTGATCTGCAATAGGCCAGCCAGTGCGGGCGGGATTTGCGGTGGCTTGGTGTAAGCAACTGGCCCAGCCAGTGCCTCGTTGCCGTTGGCATCCGTCATGGTGTTGATCAGAAGATAGGGATAGTTCTTCAGGTTGTCCTCGGCCCACATCATCTCATAACCAGCGACTTGCTCGGCTGCAAAGATCGGCTTTTCGGTCGTGGACAGCGCAGAGATTTCGCCCAGCTTGGATAGCTGCATGTTCTTGAGGCGCTGCGCATCCTTGGCCATGCGAACGTGACCCATGCAGCGCTCGATGTTGTCGATATACCAGCGCTTGCCATAGACAGGCACAATCGGGATTTCAGACCCGGCGATATAGCCGCTGTCTTCCAGAATGCTGTTGCCGCTCATAATGTATTTATGCACCTTGCGGCGCTTCACACGCTTCTGGCGCACCTCGACCTGACCCGTGGCCGTTAGCATGTTCTCAAGTTCTGGATCGTCGGCAAAGTCTTTTTCGCTGTAGCGGGTTTCTTCACCATCAATGGATCGGAACGTGCGGATCAGTTCCGATGCTTCCTCAACGCGGAAAACCTCGGCGATAAAGATCATGTCAGGCGTTGACCAGTCAAATTCATTCTGGTGAATTTCGTGCGGCCATGTGTCTGGATCGTCGTTAAACTCTTTGCGGTATGAATCCCGCGTCATCGAGGTCAACACAAAGCACACCTTCGCGTCAGACTTGTCTTGGCGCTTGGCGTCTAGATCAAAGAACACCGTTGTGTCAGCATCAT